CGGCCGGACGATCCCGCCATCGCCGTCGTCCTGCGGCCCGGGGCCTTCATAGATGTACTTCACTGCGCCTCCTAGGCCTGGATCATCGTCAGGCAGTCGAACGTGATATCGATGCCGCCTTCGCCGCGGCCCCGGTCGGTCTCGACCTGCCACTCCGCCGCGCCGATCGTGATGCCCTGGCTGCCCTCACCGGCCTGCGTGATCAGCCGCCCCGTCGGGTATGTGCTGCTGGTGGTGCCGAGGGTGCGGTCCGCGTAGATCAGGCCGAGGAATGCGTCGAGGAGGTCGTCGAACGCCGCCTCGGTGGTCTCCAGGTGCGGCAGGTAGGAGATGGCATCGAACGAGCAGACGGTCGTGTAGTGCCGGGCCCGCCAGCCGCTGACCGGGCCGCCCATCGCGCCGTCTGGCTTGCGGCTGATCCGCACGGCCGCGAGGCGGACGGTCATCACCGCGCCCCAGCCGGTGCCCTCCGGCTCGCCGCGGGTGTAGGCGGTGTCCGGGACGCTCTTCTTCAGCAGGTACGGGTACGTCGTGCCAAGGCCCAGCGCGGCCAGCGGGCCGCCCTGGTAGTAGATCCCGGCGTCGGCGGTCTGCAGCGTGCCGCCGAAGTAGGCGGCGACGGCCTCGCGGACCAGCCGCCTGTCCCCGGCCATCAGCCCGCCCCAGACAGGTCAGGATTCGAGCACGTCTCGCCAGCGGGGTGCCCGAAGCGCTGTACCCCTCTGCCGTCCACCCAGGCCACATGCCGGGCTTCGGTGCAGTCGCCGCAGCACAGCTCGGACGGCGGCTCGCAGTTGCGCCCGTGCAGGTCGCAGCACACGGCGTCCCCGGCGGTCACGAGGGCTTCACCTCAGCCAGCCCCGGGCCGTAGGTTTTCCCGTCAAGGCACTCAATGGCACCGGCAGGCGCATAAGCCTCTTCGTCGCCCGGCATCATGTGGATGGCGTCCGGGCAGTAGCCCAGCTCGCAGTACGGGTTGCAGAGGAAGTTGCCCAGGTCAGGGCAGTCGCAGCCTCTGACGTGCGCCGGGCAGCGGAACGCATCGTGAGCATGCCCGGCGGCGGTCATGACACCCGCGTTCATGACCGGTAGGTGGGTCGGAAGGCGGCGAGCCAGCCCACGGCGTCATTGACCAGGCCCGCGGCCTGCCCGGTGCGCTTGCTGGGCGCGGTCCGCGCGGCCGGGCCGAACGCGGACACCGGCTCATCCTCGGACACGTCCTCGCGCATGAGCAGCGCGACCCCATAGGCGATGACGGCCTGCAGCAGCCTGCGCGGCATCTCGGTGATCCCGACCCCGGCCGCGTGGGCGAACTGCGTACTGGCGGCCAGCGGGATCGACGTCGCAGTCGGCGGCACGGTGGGGATCGCAGGCACGTAGGTGCTGGCGACGGTCAGGGCCTCGCTCACGCCCGCGTCATAGATGCGCAGGATGTCACCCGCGCCGATCCCGGCGGGGTCGGTCACGGTCACCGAGCCCGCGTTCGCGGTGCACAGGGCCGCCAGGACGGTGGAGGGGTACCCGGGGACATACGACCAGGTGATCCAGATTTCCAGGCCGCTGCGCAGCTGCGGGCCGAACTGGATCGCCGGGCCGGTGAACGTCTGCGCCCCGCCGCCGGGCACGAACGACACCTCCCGCCCGTCCTCCACCCGCATCGTCGGGTCGGGCAGCGTGACCGCGTTCACCGCCGGGTCGGTGCCCCAGGACAGGGCGGTGATCGCCCGGACGGGGATGTCGCGGGGCCTGATGAACACCCGGCCGCTGCCGTTCGCGCGGGTGCGCAGCTGCTCGTTCTGCACCCAGTGGGCGTGCAGCGGCATGCCGGAGCACTGCCCGACGCACCAGTCCGACGCGGCCAGCAGCACATCAGCGAGCACGTCCGCCTGCACCGCGGCGAGGCCGCCGGGGATGAGGTTGTCCAGGTCCAGCCACGTCGGATACGCCTGGAACTGGGCCGGGGTCAGGTACGGCTGGGTGAGCTGCGGCCGCGTGGCCGGGATGACCATGGGGATCGCGGGCACGGCTCACGCCTCCTTGTGGGCGGCGCAGCGGCCATCGTCACCAGGGCGGCCCTTGCAAGGCTCCCCGGCCTTCGTGAGCTCGGTGCACGCCCCCGCCTCGGTGCCGGTATCAGGTACCGCGTCCGGATGCGGAGCGACCGCGTCCGGGTGCGGGGCGCCGGGCGCCACGGCCACTCCCCGGGTAACGACGGCGTAGGAGGTCATTCGCGCTCGCACTCCGCCCCGCATCTCGAGCACAGCTTCAGGAAGCTGCCGAATCCGCAGCCTGGGCAGCGCCAGCCGATCGACCGGCTGGTGGCCCCGGCCTCCGACGCGATCGCGCCGCCCATCCGGACGGCTATCTTCGCGTCGGCGGGGGTCATGTTGAAGGAGCCGCCCTGCTGGTAGCCCTTCATGCCGCCGCGGGCGTAGTAACGCTGCCCGGTGAGCGGGCTGTCCACCTCGCGGCAGCCCTCCGCGATGATCACCCTGGTCATATCGCCGCCTTCATCAGCTGATGCCCGCCCAGAACGGGGCGGCGTTGCCGCCCTGCGAGTTGGCCGACGGCGTGATATTGGCCAGCGCCGTGATCGTCGTCCCGTTGACCGCGACCGCGAAGGAGGCCGCCGCCAGATTCAGATTCATGACGGGCGGGCTGCCGCCGGCGATCTGCCGCAGCGCCGGCTGCGTGGTGGCCAGGTTGAAAACAAACCCGGCCCACACCCACGACATGCCCGTCGTCAGCGCCTGCGGGGTGGTGAACGGGACCGATTTAGCGCCCGTGCTGGTGAACGTGGCGCCGATATCCGCTGAGCCGGTGAGCAGCGTCCCGGCGCTATTCCAGAGCCCGGCGAAACTCTGCGTCGAGGCCCCGGCTCCGGCGGTCGAGCATATGAGCCACAGGTTCGACGCGGTGAAAGCCGACCGTATCCATATCTTGATCAGGTACAGGTTCTGCGCGACGGTGACCAGGCCGGTGCCAGCGGAGGGCAGCGAGCCGCTGGCGGCGAGGAGCCCGTTATCGGACGGGAGCCAGAGGCCCGGCGCGGGATGGATGTGACCGGCGTCGGCGGCCTTGCCGATCGCGCCCGCCGCCTGGGCGCCGGGGATGGCTATATCGGCGGCAGTGCCGTCGAGGATCACCGCGCCCTGGGTAGACGTGCTCGCGGCGGGCAGGTCGGCGGCGGCGATCGTCCCCCAGGCCGGGGCGGCCGAGACGGCACCGGTGCCGGTCTGGGTCAGGAAGTTCTTCGTCGCGCTGATGCTGCCCGCCAGCCGGGCGGGCGCCGGGGTCGCGTTCTCATAGAGGATGTCGCCGAGGGTGGTCATCAGCGACGACAGCATGACGCCCGTGGTCGGGTGGACGTGACCGGCATCGGCCACTTTGCCCGTCGAGCCCGCCGCCTGAGTTCCCAGGGCCGCGATGTCGGCCGCCGTGGTGTCGATCGCCGCCGTGGCGGCGGTGCCGAACGCGGTGCCGTTCGTCTTGAGCGCGGTGGGATTGGGGTAGGTGCCGCCGAGATCACCCCCGGCGGCGCCGTTCGGCGGCAGCGCTGCGGGGATCTGCCCGAATGCGGCCACGTCCTGCGCGGCGCTGCCGTTGGCCACGCTGGTGATCTTCTTGCCGTTGTTCGACCAGTTCGCCGCAGGCGGGTGCAAGTTCGCAACCTGGTCGAGCGTGCCGGATGCCACTGTCGGCGCGGTGGCCGTACCGCCGACCGCGGCCGAGGCATCCGCGGCCGTCACCGAGGCCACGAACGCGTCGACGTCGGCGGGAACCTGCCACGTCCCGTCACCGCGGAGGAACTGCGTCGTGCCGCCGGGCGGCGCGCTGATAGCCGTCCCCTGGATCTTCGCCACCGTCGGGTTCGGGTATGTGCCGCCGAGATCACCGCCAGCGGCGCCTGATGGCACGCCGCCCGGCGGTACCGCCCATGCCGAGGCCTCGCCGGTGCCCGTCGCGACCGGCACCTGCCCGCTGGCCGGCGCGCCCGAAGGCAACGGCAGCCCTCCCAGTGGCCCGTACGCCCCGGCCGCCCCGGACGTGTCACCCGCCGCGAAGCCGGCCAGGGCCGCGGTCAGCACGGCCAGGGACGCCCCTGAGTAACCCGCGATCACCGCGCCGGTTGAGGCCAGGGTGATGGTGAGCGTCCGGTTGCCGTCCCAGGACGCCACGCACGCCGCAGCGCCGGGCTGCGGCGGCGTGAACGCCCACGAGGCGGCTGCGCTCACCGTCAGTTCACCGGCTTCAGCTCGGCCCCGGTGCCCTGCATGCCCCGGGTCATGGCAGGAGGCCGCCGATCGCCCCCGACCAGGCCGGGGCGTAGAACACGAGCGTGCCCAGCTGGTAGGTGGAGGCGTCGAAGGTGAACTGGATCTGGGGCCACATCTGGTAGAGGTAGTCCTGCACGTTCTTCGCGACGATCGTGCTGGAGATCTCGCTGTCGGGGAACGGCAGGGTCTTCGTCCAGATCACGCTGGCGCCCGGCGTCATGTACGGGTGGACGTCGAAGTCCACCATCTTGCCGGTGACCTGGTTGGCGATGCCGTTGACGATCGCCCCGACCTCCAGGCCGCCTGTCGCCTCACTGGTCTGCATCGTGATCCGGTACGCGGTGCTGCCGCCGGCGGCGGTGCGGACGAACTTGCCCATCGCCAGGCGGATCGACCCGTCCACGAACACGACGTCGGGGCTGGCGAGCAGCTTCTGCCCGTAGGCGGTTCCCTGGATCCAGGGCCACGCCGGGGCGCCGGAGGTCAGGCCGTAGTTGCCGGGATAGGTCGCCGACCCGTACAGGGCCGCGAACGCGTTCTGCCACGGCGTGTCACCGCAGGGAGTGGAACCGGTGACGGCGCCGCCGACGGAGTTCTGCGACGTCGCCCCGGATGACACATAGCTGGCGACATATCCGGACACGGCCGGGTTCGTCAGCACGGTCAGCATGCCGTCGTACCCGTTCGGGTTGGCCGTCGTATCCACCGTGGAGGTGTTGGCCAGGGTCGGCCCGGCCGCGTTATACGAGGTCAGGGTGAAAGTGGCATTCCCGGCCGGGATGGTGGCCTGGTAGAAGAAGTTCCCGGTGGCCGCGTTCAGCACCCATAGGTTCCAGCCGAGGCCCCCGGCGGGCATCGCCGGGAAGGTGAACGTCAGGGTGCCGGTGCCGGTGACCGCAGTCCCGGAGGTGACCACCGCGCTGGGGGCGGACTCGCCGCCCCCAGCGACCGCGGTCAGCATCGCCGAATAGGTGCCCGCCGGGATTGTCCCGGCCGTGCTCGCCGAGACGAGGTTGCCCGCGCCGGCGAACACCGGCGGCGTGACGGCCCCGGTGTAGCCGGTGCCCGACCCGCGGCCGTACAGCATGGCGCGCTCTTCGCCGCCCTTGTGCGCCCACAGCAGCGCCGTCGCGCTGAGCTGGCGGGGGTCCTGGTAGCCCTGCCCGATGTAGTACGCCTTCGTCGAGACCACGTCGGACAGGGACAGCTCGACGAAGCTGATGTTCGGCGCGTCAGCCTTGTAGGTGATCTTCTGGCCGCGGCGCAGGCCCAGCCCGCCGGAGGCGACCCCGCCGGTGGTATTCGCGTACCCGCCGAACTGCGGCAGGTTGGCAGTGGACTGCGAGCTCGGGAACTCTGAGGCCATGAACGGCATCAGGTCCGGCACCCCGCCGGTGCCCGAGTTCGACCAGCCGAGGATCCGCCGGTACTGCAGGGCGGAGCCGATGCCGTCGTTCTCCCGCGGCATCTGATTGACCAGCGGCGTCTCCCGCGGCACCAGCAGCTTCGCCGGGCCCTCCAGGTCGATCGGGGCCAGCTGCGCCGGGATGCTGATGGAGCCGGACTCGGGGAAGGAGGCGGCCCAGTCCTTGGCCAGGTTTTCCCGCAGCGCCGACAGGTCCGCGGACATCGCGGCGGCCTGGCCAGCGGTCAGGCCCTTAGAGAGGGTCTCGAGGGTGGCGAGGTCACGCTGCCGCTGGTCGTCGTACCCCTTCGGGGGCCGGACATTGCGGGTGATCTTCCCGTCGCCGCCGGCGGACTTGGCGACCCAGGAGTCGCGGCCCTCGTCCGCGCGGTCCAGGTTCGACTTGAGCAGGTCCTTGTATTCCTCGAACCGCTCCAGGGCGGCGGTCCCTTTGCGGTCACTGAACAGCTGTGCAGGCGTTGGCGCCACGACGGCACTCCAGGTTGGTGAGTGCCCGCGCGCCGGTGCTCAGGCCGTGACGGCTGGTGCTGGTGTCTTGGCCTTTTCCTTGGCCTCGCGGGCGAGCTTGCGGTAGCCATCCGCGCTCTGACGATCGGTGACGGTTCCCGCCATCTCGTCGTAGTACGCGGCCTTGGCGATCCAGTCGCCGTCGCCCTGGGTGCGCTGCGCGCGCACGGTGGACAGCATCGGACCGCCGGGTACCGGTGTCGCCTTCACCTTCGCCAGCTCACCCCCGAGCGCCTTGTTCGCCGATTCAAGCTCGGCGATGCGCTCCTGGTGGGGTGTGAGGGCCTTCGTGACAGCGGCCTCGACCAGCTGCTGGAGCTGGCCGGTTCCCTGCGCCCCAGTATCCACAGTGCCCTCACCCTCCGCAACCGTGCTCTTGCTGGTGTCGCGGGCCTTGTCGCCGGGCGGGCTGGCCGCGTCCGGCTCTTCCGCCTGCTCCGCCGCCGCGCTGGCCATGACGACCTCGACATCGGGCATGGGCGCGGTATCGCCATCGGCGGCGGCCTGTTCGCCGCTCAGCCAGCACCTCAGCGCGCCGATCGCGTCGCACAGCAGGCTGATGTCCCACGTCTCGCCCAGGCGGCCCGCCTCAAGTTCCTGGGCCTCGTAGCCGATCAGGCGCGCGATCAGGGCGATGGCCTGCTTGCCGCCGTCAATGTCGGGCTGCTCGTCGATGGTGCCGTCGGCGGTGACCGCCTTGTACAGCGCCTCGCGGGGCATCTGGGGGTTGGCGGCGGCCATGCGGGCCAGCAGCGCGGCCGGGGAATGCCACGGCGGCGGCCCGGCCGGGGCGCCGGCCTTCGCGGGCGCGGGCGCGGTATCGTCCGGCCCGGCCGCCAGGCCCTTCATCAGCAGGATCGGGAACCCGTTCGCGCCCTGCTTCACGCCCTTGATCGACTGCACGTCCAGCTCAGTGAACTCGGTCAGCTCGACATCACCTTCGAGCAGGTCAGGTCCCATGTCATGTCCTCAGATTCGCTGCTGCGTCCGGTGATGGCTTGCGCCGCTTCGCCCCGCCCTCGACGGATACCCCGCCGATCTTGCCGTCCTGGATGAGCTTCCAGTCCTCCTCGGACCAGATGAACCCGCCGAGCCAGTCACCCGCCTTGATCACGACCTCGCTGCCGTCGGCGGCCTTGATCGTCCAGTCGGGGCCGCGGTAGATGTAGGACTCGACGACACTGGCCGCGCCGTCGGCCTTCAGCGTCGCCCCGGCCGCCTCGGCCTGCCCGGGGAGGTGGAAAGCGCCGACCCGCCGGTGGTTGCGCATGTAGTTCCAGGCGGCGTCCTCGACGACGGCCTTAGACGCGAAGTCGCGGTGCCCATCGAGGGCCCGGCCAATGTCGGCCTTGTCGGCCGGGTAGATCACGTTCAGGGTGTACCGGCGCTCCGGCTCGGACTTCAGCACGCGGGTAGCGATGGTCTCGCCGTCCCAGGTCACGCCCTTGGCCGCCGGGATGTCATCGCTCTTACCGTCGTCGACGACTGTGGTGGTCGTGACCTTCACAGCTCCTCCTTGCTGGCGAAATGCACGTCGAGTGCCAACTCGGTGCCATCGGCCAGCCTCACGGTGACGTTCTCCGACTCACGGCCATCGGCCAGCTCCGTCGTCCCGTGGACTGTCACTGCAGCACCGCCCCGCACGAGCGGCTCGGCGACGGCTACGGCTGGAGATGGCTTCACTTGTCCTCCTTGGCGGCCAGCTCGGCCATGTGCTCGGTGTGATGCTTGTGCAGCCAGCGGACCAGGCCGCGGCCGATCTTGTGCCGCAGGAGATAGCCCGCCGCGACCGTAATCAGGCCGCAGATGGCCCAGGCGGCCATGTTGCCGCCCGCCCCCCAGGTGGACGGCCCGAACAGGATCCACAGCAGGTGCCCGGCCCAGTGGATCATGACGCGCCTACTAGGACGGGGATGATCGCGCACCGGCACCGCGGGTGATCCGGCGGCGTCACCGTCCCCAGCGGGTGCGGGTTCGCGGCCTCCAGCGCGTCGCAGCGCGGGCACACCTTCGCGTCCTCGGCCGTCGACCAGTCCACCTCCGCGATGCCCTCTTCGGCGTAGACGATCTCGGAGGCGAACGACTGGGCCCGCGCGATCTCGGCCTGCGCGACCAGCTCCGCGTTCGCCGGGTTGTCCAGCACGGCCTCCAGCTGCCGGGCCAGGTCGCCGACGGACAGCATTGGCGGCAGCGGCCCTTCCGGCGGGCGGGTGGTCACGTCGGATGCGAGGGTCTGCTCGATCACGCCGGCGAGCTGCTCGATCCGGGTGTCGGCGATGCTGGCGATGGTGACCCCGGCCGAGTCCAGCAGGGTCCGCAGGCCCGCCCCGGCGACCTGCTCGGCGGCGAGGTAATCACCCGGCGTCCAGCCGCGCCAGTCCGGCTCCTGCCCGGTGACGGCGGCCTGGGCGGCCACCTCGCCGAGCACATACCCCTCGGCCCACAGCCAGCCCAGCACCTTCCCCAGCGCCGCCATGATCGCGGCCCGGGCGCGCTGGAGGAACAGCTCGAGGATCGGGTTGAGGGCCTTGGCCATCTGGTGCGGGTACAGCGCCTGCCATGCCTCGGCGAGCTTGCCCGTGTCGATCGCGCTCGTGAGGGCCTCGCGGATGCGCCCGGCGTAGATGCTCACGAGGTCCTGGTCCCGGTCCCAGCCAGGCCACGCCCGGCTCGCGCTTTTGGGCCGTCGTCCGCCTTCCAGATGACGCTGTCGAGCGCCTGCATGCCGAGCCGGGCCGCGTCCGCCTCGGTCAGCACCCGGCACTCGAACTCGCGCCCGCTGCGGCCGCCCCCACCCTTGGCCAGCCACTTGCGCAGTGCCCGCGCCTCCGAGGCCGCGGCCTTCACCGCGGTTGCGGGCCGCCGGCCCGGGGGCGGCTCTTCGCCGTCCTGGCCTTCATCCTCGCTGGCCGTCGCCTGGGCTGTCGCGGGCTCGATCATCGTCCCCGGCGGCGCCGCCGCCGACGCGCCTTCCAGGAACACGATGCCACGGGGAGTCATCAGCATCGGCATGTCCGCCTCGGCGAAGTTATACGGCGGCATCCCGCGGCGCTCGTTGTCCTGGTTAAGCGTCATCCGCGCTGACCGGACCTGGTCCTCGGCCACCGCGTCGGCGGCGGCCTCGTCCTCGCTTTCGAGGCCGAGGATCTGCACCCGCAGCACCGGCGGCATGGCCAGCTGGCGCACGCAGAGCCTCGTGGCGATCTTCGCCACCCAGCCGGCGTCCGGGATGCGGGTGACCCGGTTCAGCACGTCCTCCTCGCCCTCATGGAAGGACGCGCCGAGGCTGCCGACCTCGGGGAAGCCCAGCTCAGTGGCGGTCAATCCGAAGTCCCCGGCCACAAGCTTGATCAGGAACATGTCCATGTCGGGCTTGTACCGCTCGGCGACCTCCGGGTACAGGACGGCCTTGGTGCCGGGTGGCAGCAGGGGGAATTTCAGCCGCTCCTCGGTGTTGCCGCCGAGGTGGTCGTTGAGTGCCCGCTGCCAGTCCTGCCACTGCTGCTCGTTCCAGTCGAGTGTGTCCGCGGTCTCGATGGCCGCCGATGGCATGACGCCCTCGGTGTACTCGGCGATCAGCCAGCCCATCCGGCGCATCCACAGGATGCCGTCGAGCAGCGCGATCTCCGTCGCCGACATGCCATAGGGGGTTTCCGGGCGCAGGATCGTCCGCTCGTACAGGAGCTGGTCGGCGGCGTACCCGCCGGGGATGAACGGCTTGCCATCATCGCCGATCTCCGCGTCGGCGATGAACTCGCCGCGAGGGAACCCGTACATGATCTGCTGGCAGAACGGGTTCGGCGGCAGCGGGCGGCCGCCGCGGTCATCGAGCAGCGGCTTGATCGTTTTCCCGTCGATGACCTCGAACGAGTAGACGTCCCCGCCGTAGGTGCGCCGCGGGTAGACGACCGTCGCATCGTATTTGAGCCGGTTTTCCATCAGCAGCGACGTCCACTGGCCCCAGTCGTAGCCGTTGCCCCGGTCGGGTATTTCCAGCCAGTCGCTGATGCGGGTGATCTCCGCCGTGTACTTCTGCCGCATCGCCTTTTCGACGTCTTTTTCGGGCTGGCGGCTGATGATGGCCTCGCGGGCGACCGCCTTGGGGTCCACGGTGACGGCGTAGTCGAGGCGGCAGATGCCCTTGCGGCGCTCGAAGCATTTGCGGAACAGGGGGATGTCGGCGGCTTCCTGCAGGATCCGCCATGGCACGTAGGGCGCGGTCGCGATGTTGATGTTGGTGCTGATGGGGTACTCGAACAGGCGCGGCTCGGCGCGGCCGGTGTCGGGGCGGCGCTGGTTGACCGGTGCGGGGGGGAGCGGCTGGCCGGGGCCGAAGGGGACGGTGGCCCACTGCGACGGCCGGGGCAGCAGGGCGGCACGCTGAGCGCTGGGCTGCATCTGGAGGAGGGCGCCGACCTGCTCGGAGGTGAAGCTGACGCCCCCGGCCGGGGGCCTGCTCATGCGGGCCTTGACGGCGACCTGGCCGCGGTTGCGGTTACGCCTGCTCATCGTCACGCGTCGGCCACACGGCTTAGCCCTGCGCGATGACTGGCCGGCCGTCCGCCGTCACCAGCCCCGTCGGGCGCATGTTCGGCCCGGCCTGGAAATGCCCGTAGCACACTGGCACGTTCACCGGCGGCTGCCCCTGGGCGCGCTCGACCGGCATCCACGTCATCGCCTGCTGGATCGCGGGCAGCTCCGCCTCCGGAGGCGGCTCCTCGGCGGCCGCCTGGGCGTTCAGCATGGCGACCTGGAGGGCGTGCCCGGCCTGCTTGTGCGCCATGACGCAGAAGAAGCACCCGGGCTGCACCTGCGCCTGGGCGATGGCCTGGAGGGCGGGCTGGAGGACCTGGGCGAGGTGGAGGGCGGCGGTTTTGCCGATGACCTCGGCGAGGCTGGCCTCAGCCACGTCGGGGGACGGGGGGACGGCTGCGGCGCGGTCGGCGCGGCGGCGGGCGGCGCGGTCAAGCCCGGGCGGGACGCCGTTGGCGTGGTTGCTCACAGGATGGGCCGGTAGTCGTGCTCCCCCGCGCGCAGCGGCGTGGTGTCGTCGCCGTTGACCAGCTCGCGGGCCGCGCCGATCGTGATTGTCGCTGAATGCACCTGGTGCCCGGCGCTGGCCAGCTTGCCGGTGAACTCCCTCAGCATCACGTCGGCGTCCTCGTCCTTGCCGTTGTCGTGGATGCCGTGACCCTCGATGTGCATCGACCAGTTGCCCATAGGTGCCGCCTCCGGCGCTCGGTTGGTCTAGACCACTGCTGGTCATTATGCATGTCATTGGTCTAGACCGCGATCAGCCGCGCAGCTTCCCCGCCGTCAGGGCGGCGAAGTACGCGCCCTGACCGTCCCGGGGCACGTAGTAAGCCAGCAGCAGCGCATCCGCGTCATCGGGGGACTCGCCGCCCGTCCTGGCCTTGACGTCCGCCTTGCCCTCGACCTGGACGCGGTTCTTCGCGTCGGGGAACCACCGGCAGTTCAGCAGCTGATCGCGTGCGGGCTTCGGTGCTTCCATCCGGGACAGGTCCCATTCGCGGCGCTGGGAGCCGACGCGGCCGATTTCCCACCAGATCTGGGCTTTCAGGTTGTGGTACTCCTTCGGGTTCGCCGAGGCCTCGCTGACCATGACGACGTGGATGGCACATTCCCAGTCGAGGTCGCCGCGCTTGATCAGGTTGCGCAGCTCGCCCGCCAGCCCCCAGCCGATGCCAATACTGTCGATCTTCACCGACGTCGCGCCTGTCGCCTTGATCGCGTCGATGACGAATGGTGCCGCCTCCTCCGGCTTCGACGTCCGCTTGGCCCACCGGCGTCCGCCGCGCACGCCGCGGCGCTCGCGGATGATGGTCTGGTCGCCGCCGCCGCCGACGTCGACGCCGAGCTCGACCGGCAGCAGCTCGGTCGCCGATCGGGCCTCGGCGAAGAAACAGGCACCCAGGTCGGCCGCGGGCACGATCTGCTGCGGGTGGTCCTTCGGGAACTTCGCCAGCACCTTGGACAGGTAGCGGCGGTCATCCTCGCCCCAGTCGGCCTTGCGGTCGGCGGCCCACTGGCGGGTGGTCAGGCTGGCCGCCACCTCGGGCGGGACGGGCTCGCCGGTGAAATTCGGGCTGTCGAACACCGACAGCGTGAATGGCGTCCACAGCGGGTGATGGTCGGCGACCGCGGCGAACCGCGAGCCCGCGTGGTCGGGGTTGCCCGTGGCCAGGATGCGGCAGTCATCACCGGTGGTGACGTTCTCTGCTGCATCCCACAGCCACTCATCGAGATTCCCCGCGTCGTCGAGGATGACCAGTAGGTAGCGGCGGTGATAGCCCTGCCCGGTGTCGGGGTCGTCTTCGGCGCCCTTGGCCTTGTCGGCGGGCTTGCGGCCGGATGCGACCAAGGTCTGGCCGATGTGCCACTTGTTGTCCAGGCCGATGCGGCCGGGCAGGGCGAGCTGGTCGCGCATGGCGCGCATCTCGCCCCACAGGATGCCGCCCACCTGGTCGGCGCTCGGGGCGGTCGTCCATACGTAGGTCTGGGCAGCGGGGTGCGTGTCGATCCACCAGCCGGCGATGCGGGCGGCTACGTGGGACTTGCCGATGCCCGCGCCGGAGACGACGACGGTGCGCTTGCTGGCTTCGACGGAGAGCATGACGTCGCGCTGCATCGACCACAGGAACATGTCATGCTCGGCGGCCCAGCCGAGCGGGTCAGTCGGCTTTTCCGCCTGATCCTGCTCCTGGAGGGTCTTCAGCAGCAGGTCCAGCTCCGCCGGGTTCCATGTCTCCCACCCGTCGGGCAGCAAGGCGTTCGGCGATCCGGCGGATGGCGGCGAGCCTGGCATCGTCCACCTCGACTTTCACCGGCGCGTCCAGGCCGAGCAGCCGGGCCCGCCGGGCGGCGATCCGCTCCAGGCGGTCGATCGCGGCCAGGACCGGCTGGTCGTCCTCGATTTCCTCGAGCACGGGGATGGGCTTGCCGAGGTCGTCGCGGAGCAGCTCGCGGGTCTCGGGGTCGCGGCGGTACTGGCCGGTGAACCGGCCGGCGATCCGGCCCTGCTGGACGATGATGTGACGGCGGCGCAGGACCTCCCACGCGGCCTGCTCAAGCGCGTCGAGCTTGGCCAGTTCGGCCCGGCGGGCCTCGGCCGCGGCGGTGAGCTGGGTGGCCTTGAGCGCGGCGAACGCCCGCTCGTAGTCCTTGCGGGCCGCGGCGGGCGTGATGCCGAGCTTGACCGCGATCTCGGCATAGGGGCGGTGCTCGATGCGGAGCTGCAGGACTCGCGCGCGCCGCTCGGCGATGTCAGGCTTAGGCCGGTATCCGGGCGGCGGCACGTGACGTTCCTGAGGTGACTTTAGGACGGCGGCAGGCAGTCGAGCGGCGTGAGTCCTAGCTTGCCGCGTGCCTCGTTGATGGTGAGGTCACCTGACCTCACCTGGCGTGTCACCCTTCTGCGAAGCCGCCACTCGCGGTATTTGGCGAGCATGGTTAGGCGACGCCGCCGACTGCGGGCCCGGCGGGTGCCGGGATGTCCGCTGCGGCCTCGGTGGCCTGGGCGTCGGCTGCCGGGGGCTCGCCTGCCTCAACCTCGGCCGGTTCGGTGCTGGCAGCCGAGGGCGGCCCGGTGAGGCTGACGAGTGCCGCGTCGGCTTCGGTGATGACTCTGGCGAGTGCGGTGAGCATTGAGGGTGGGAGGTGGACGACGGCAAGGGCGGCGTCGACGAGGGGGTTGGCTGCGGCTGCTTCGGCGAAGGTGGCGACCTGGGGGAGGTGGGTTTCGAGGACGTTTTTGGCTTCGGTGGCGATGCGTTCGATTGCGCCGCGTACGTCGGTTTCGATTTGGGCGAGGTTCACGGGTGCCTCCGGTGTGGCGGGGTGGTTGTGCTGATGGTAGCCGGGATTGGTCTAAACCATTGTGAGCCCGAATGGGCTGGCGGGCGCGTCGGCGTGTGGTGCCCGGGTGCGTTCGGTGGTGGCGTTGGTGCAGTTGATCTCGGTGCGCGTCTCTGGCTGTGCTGGTGGCGGCTGTGGCTTGCGCTGGGCCTGGCAGGCGATGCGGATGGCCGTGCCGAGTGCTGTCCAGTAGCTGTCGAACTGGGCATCGTCCATGCGGCTGATCATCGCGGAGTCGCCGAGGATCTCGTCGAGGGTCACTGGCCTTTCTCCGCTGATGGCCTCTGGCCCTGCTCGATGTACCCGATTAGTGCCTTATTCGGCCTGTAAGGCGGTGGTGCTGGCTGGTCCGGGGTGGGCCAGGTCTTGGGGTCGAGGCGGCGGAGTTCTTCGAGTATGTGCTCGTACTGGCCGGCCATGGCGTGGACGCCGCGGGCGCCGGGCGGGTAGGCGAATCCTTGCTCGCGGAGGATGAGATTGACTTCCTCGAGTTCGGCTCGCTCGGGCTTTCCGGTTTCCGGGGTAATGGCGGCGATGACGGCGGTGGCGATCACCTCGCGTGTTTCTAGTGTGAGAAAGCAGCGGAGCGCATTGGCTTGCTTGGTGATGGCGTTGAATGCGAGTTCCTGGATTCGCTGTTCTGGTGTCATGGCTTCCATCCGTGTAATTACACCGGTGTGGTTATCCACAGGGTCTCGCGCGGGTGCGCGCGTCTTGGTTCCGTAGTCGACTAGGGATCTGGATCTGAGTGGTTTTGACTTCTGAGATGGTTCTTGATCCAGATCTAACGGGTTACCCCCCCTGACCCCCCCTACGGGATCCGGGCGTGTTCGGGCAAAGGTCAGGCTGTGGCCTCCCCTTTGGCCTGGAAGGTCAGGCTGTGGCCTGACCATTGGGGAGGTGATTGGTCAGGCTGTGGCCTGACCTTCACGGGGGCTTGTCCACAGGCTGGCCGTCGTGGCCCGTAGCGGTGCGAGCCATTGATATCGACGCGATCTCGGGCACCCGGTAAATCGTCTCATGGCCTCTCGCGGCGAATACCGGGCGTCCTCTGCGGTCCATTTTCGGCGTGCCGTCGTCGTCTATTGCCTGCATCCTGAATTCGTATCCGTCCTGGCTGAGGCGTTTGAGCGCGTCGGATAGGCCGGTGGTTTTCAGGTGCGTTCTCTGGCATAGCAGCGCGTTGGGGATGATGGCGGTGCGGGTGCCTTTGCGGGCGGCCTGGGCGATCATGAGGGCGGTGACGTACATGCCTGAGTCCCATCCGGCGGGGGCGAAGTCGCGGACCTCGTTCCACAAGTCCCAGCTCACTCAACGTGGTCCCGTCTCCCTGGTTGGGGTGGTGGTGCGGCAGGCGTTGTGCGCGGCCTGCCAGCGCGCTCGTGCGCGGACTAGGGCGGCACGGCCTCCAGCTCGTCCAGGGAGAGCTGGAGGGGTTCGGCCGGGCGACGCGCGGCGGCTCGCTTGCGGGCCTTGCGGCGCGGCGTCGGCTTATCCCTGCGCAGGGCCCCGGCGGTCCCGGCCTGGGCGCCCAGGGTGGCCTTGAGCGCGTTGTACTCGCTGAATCCGCCGTCGGCGACGACGCGGCAGAACGCGTCGATGACAGGCACGCCCTCGGGGGTGAGCATGCTGACGATGTTCGGCACGTTCTCCATGACGAATGTCTTCGGCCGGATCTCGAGTACCAGGCGCGCGAACTCGAAGACCAGGCTGTTGCGCGGGTCCATGATGTTGTGTTTCCCGGCCGCCGAGAATCCCTGGCACGGCGGCCCTCCGGCGACGATGGTGACGCCGCCGCGTTCCAGGCCGAGCGCGTCAAGGATCTGCTGGCCTGTGATGTTGCGGATGTCGGCTACCCAGAAGTGCTCGCAGCCGCGTTCGCTGGCCGGCTGGTGCGAGATCCAGCCGTCTCCTGCGAGGCTGCCGCCGGGGATCAGCCTGCTCCCGGCGGTGACGCCCAGGTGCTTGTTCAGCGCGCGGGTGAACTCCTCCTCGCGCTCGGCGGTGTCATAGTGGATCTTCACGCCGGGCCTGGCCAGGTTGACCAGGTAGGTGATCGCGGCGCTGGTGTCGTATTCGACTGCGGCTGCCATGTGGAACCCGGCCTGGTGGCAGCCGAGCGAGAAACCGCCCGCTCCAGCGAACAGGTCGATGCCGACCGGCTGGTCATAGCACGGCCGGCGTGCGGGCACGAGCAGCCCAGCCGGGCCATAAGCCCATCCATTGTCCGTCACGTCCTGGCGGCCGGTCGTGATCCGGCTGGTGTCCGTGCGCCAGGTATGGGTGCGCTCCCGGCCCGGGTGAGCGCGCTCGGAACCCGGGGCCGGGAGCGGTCCTGCGGGCCGCGGCCCGGCTGCTAGGGCGGCACGGTCAGCCTCAGCGCGCCGAGGGGCAGCGACCGGCACGGCTCCTCCCGGCACATGAGCGGGTCGGGGTGCTGGGATGGGTGGGCCTGCCGGTGCAGGTCGCCGATCACCGCCACAGGGTCATACAGCGGCGGTTCTTCCTCGCCGTCGATGCAGCATGCGGCTGAGCACTCGCATTCGTGCATGTCCAGCTCGTCCTCGTGGTACCAGCCGCCGCCGTGGAGGTCGTCACCGCTGATCTTCTGCCCGGTGCCCGTGGTGAACGCCGGGCTCGCGGCCGTCTTTGCCGCGTTCACGCCTGCTCTCCGGTCTTCGGCCGCGCCCCGCGGGGGCGGCCGATGGTCACCGTGACCCGCAGCCGGTCCGCCGCGGCGAGGATGGCCGCGATGATCCCGGCGGCGGCCTGGCATGCGAGGACGGCCAGCAGGGCCGCGAGCCCGGCGTTCATTCGTCGGCCACCGCGAGCATAGTCGCCGGATGGATCAGCGCGCGGAACAGCTCGATCGCCGAGTCGTGCAGCTCATCACGCGTCGCCCCCAGCTTCGCCTCGACGGCCTCGCGCACCTGGTCCTTGATCGCGTTGTAGACGCGCCAGTACACCGTGTCCCAGCTCTCGGCCGGCGCGGTGGCGGCGGCGTCGGCGGCGGCGGCGGCGGCGTCGTCGGCGGCGGCGTCGGTGGCGTCGGCGGTGGTGGCGGTGGCGGCGGCGGCGGTGGCGGCGGCGGTGGCGGCGGTGGCGGCGGCGGCGGCGGCGGCGGCGTCGGCGGCGGCGGCGGCGGCGGCGGCGGCGTCGTCGGTGGCGGCGGCGGTGGCGGTGGCGGCGGCGGCGGCGAGCCCGACACACCACAGCCACAGGGCGGCCAGTCCAAGGGCGACCCCCATCTGCTCACGTTCGACGGCAAGTCCTACGACCTGCAGGCAGCTGGGGAATTCACCATGGTGCGGTCGGCCAGCGGCGACTTCGTGATCCAGGTGCGCGCCGTTCCCCTGGCTGGATCGCAATCGGTCGCGGCCAACGCAGCCATCGCCACCAAGGTCGACGGCCATCGCGTGTCGCTGTCGATCGAGAACGCGACGATCGTGGCGCGAGTCGACGGAGTGGTCGTGCAGCAGGAGGAGCAGTCGGTCGGCACCGG